GGCTGCTTTTGACACCCGAACCATAGAATTAAGCAAAACACAATCGTCGAACAGGTCATGGAAAGAATAAAGGGATTGATTGCCTCAGGTCAGTATAAGGTAGGTGACAGGTTGCCAACAGAAGGTGAGCTGGCAGAGATGTTTGGCATAGGCCGCTCCTCACTTCGTGAAGCTATCAAGATTTTCAATTACCTTGGGATCCTTGAGTCGCGGGCTGCCAAAGGAACTTATGTTTGCAGCCGTTCTCAGATTTCAGCCGAAGCTTTGTCTTGGGCCGTCCTGCTCGGAAGTAATGAACTTGATGAACTACTTGAAACCCGTGCTGCAATTGAATTATGGAGTGTCTTACAACTGGCTGGTAATTTCAAACGCGAACCAGTAAAATATCAAACCTTTATTGACCAGCTGCAGCAGACGATTGAGCTGATGCGAACAGCGATTGCTCATAAGGACCTCTCCCAGACAATCAATCTGGATTTTAAATTTCACGATATAACGATTTCAAGCAGTGAAAATTCACTTTTTATATCTATCTACCACACACTGCGTTCTTTTACTATAGCAAGTAGTACTAAGGTACATCAAGATGATCAGGTTCTTGTTACCTTACCAGAGATACATAATAAATTACTTCAAGCTATCATTAGCAAAGACGAAATCGCAGTTTTAAGCGAAATGCAGAACCATATTCGCATTACTCACGACAAATTGTACGCGGCTATTAATCGGAAGTGAACTTCACTTTTTTGGTTCAATTAGCAATTTTCCGATCAATATCAAGGATGTGTTCGTATTTGCGTGTCATAGAACAACCTATCCAATAATCATTCAATATCCAGATCCAGCCCAAAACATGAGGTGTGTTTTTCATTCGCTACCCCTAAACCCAAACACCATCTTACTATCAACCCCAACCGTAACCCGCTCTACCGCTGCCATCCACAACCGTTCATCAAACTCGTCAATCACCAATGGCCGCGATGCGAGTTCGTTGATGAAGTTATCAATCACCAGACGTTTGTTCTGACGTTCGCTCTTCTGGTTCTCAAGCACGGCGATTTGCTCCGTCATAACCCGGTGCTGTTCCTGAAACCCGTTGATCAGTTTGTTGAACTCGTCCTGATCTTGGGCGACACGGGCATTTTCTTGGATCGCTTTCCGGGATAACCCAGCAACCACATTTATTTCACGATATAGCTCTTTTATTTTGCCATCGATCTCCGAACAATCACTCAGTACCTTCTGCGCTAAACGGCAATCCGCAATCACTTCATCCCGGTTGCCCATCAACTCATTTACCGCTATCAGAAATTGCTTCTTGATCTCGTCCTCAGTGACATGTGACGTCTTACATCTGTGTTCGCCCCTGTATTTCTCATTACATCGCCAAATCAATCGCCGGTATTTGGTGTTGCTGCCCCAGACCTTAGCACCGTAGTATCCGCCGCATTCGCCACACACGATCTTGGCCGAGAAGGGACTTTGACAACTGTTTGGTCGGCCCAGTTTCGTTCGCCGTTCGATCTCAATCTGGACCGCATCAAATTCATCCGGGGCAATGATCGCGGGATGGCTGTTTTTGACATAATACTGTGGGATCTCGCCTTCGTTGATTTTACGTTGCTTGGTCAGAAAATCGACCGTGAATCCTTTTTGCAGGATCGCGTCACCCTTGTATTTCTCATTTGTCAGGATGGATCGGATGGTGGCAACCTGCCAGATCTTCTTGCCACCTGGTGTCGGGATGCAATGATCTATCAGCCATTTGGCGATGGCGGAGAACGTCTTGCCGCCAATAAACATTCGGAATATTGATCGAATTATTTCCGCTTCGTGCTCAACAATCTTCGGGCTACCATCCTCCCCGCGTTCGTAGCCAAGAAATCGACCATAAGGCAATGTGACCTTGCCATCAGCCATGCGCTTGCGATGCCCCCAGGTGACGTTCTCCGATATGGAGCGGCTTTCTTCTTGCGCCAATGATGACATGATCGTGATCAGAAGCTCACCCTTGCCATCGAAGGTCATAATATTTTCCTTTTGAAAAAATACCTCGACGTTCTTCTCCTTTAGTTTCCTGACCGTTGATAGGCTGTCGACCGTATTTCTGGCAAACCGACTGACTGATTTCGTGACGATTAGGTCGATCTTACCAGCTAGTGCATCAGCGATCATACGCTTGAATCCGTCACGGTTTTTTGTATTGAGTGCGCTGATACCCTCGTCCGTATAAATACCCACGAGCTCAAAGTCAGGCCGATCGTTGATGAATTTGGTGTAGTAATCAATCTGGGCTTCATAAGAGGTCGCCTGTTCCTCGCTGTCTGTGGATACCCGAGCATAAGCGGCGACACGTCTTTTGGAATGAATATGTATCAGACCAGGATTCATTCGATTGATCTTTGGTTGGATGATTCTGACGGATCTAGCTAAGTCCATTAGTTGCCCCCTCGATTTATTGCCGTTCGTATTCTGGCATCGTGTTTCATTTCATCGGTCCAACTGTCACACCGGGATGGATACCGCCATGCTTTTATCTCTGATCGACCATCCATGGTGTGAAATTCAATCTCGCCAAATTTTGGAATGATGATTTTCTGGATATTTGATGCGACTGTATCTTGTTCATAGGTGTCAATTCCTAAAACATCAGCTGCCAGTAGTTTCAAGACATCTTCCGGAATCGGCTTCATACAACAGGCGGATATCCCGTAGGTGTTGTAACTGGAACAGACCCATTTAGCCGTTGCGAAGCGAGTTCCGGCGTTGACTATCTTTCGGCGAAAACTAGCCCCGCAGATCCCGCACTGAATTTTGCCGGTGAACTCCGAGAAGATCGGTGTTCGAGGTCGGGGCATGTACTTTTTCTCACGACGTGCGATCTCTTGCTGCACCATTTCAAAAATGTCATTTGAAATGATCGCAGGATGATTTTTATCGATGCAATATTGAAGGATCTCTCCGTTGTTCACTTTCTTGATCTTGTTCAGGTGATCACTGCGAAAGGTCTTTTGCATTAATAGCTGTCCTATGTATTTTTCATCTCGCAGGATCGTGTAAATGGTGTTGACCTGCCAATTTCGGTTTGTCTTTGTCGAGACACCTAGCTCTCGCAGTTTCTTCACGATCGCATTTTTGCCCATGCCACTGAGGTAATCGGCAAAGATCATCCTGACGGTTTCCGCTTCTTGGGTATTGATTTCCAGCTGACCATCTACCAAGTCATAACCCAATACCTTGATGTTTCCCGGTTTCCCCTTGCTGAAATCCTGTCGAATCCGCCATTTGCAATTCTCACTGACCGATAGGCTTTCTTCCTGGGCATAGGATGCCAAGATCGTCAGCATCAGCTCGCCTTCGCCGGACAGGGTATGGATGTTCTGTTCTTCAAAATAGACGTCGATGCCAAACGCCTTGAGCTCTCGAACCGTCTCCAGAAGCGTGACTGTATTTCTGGCAAAACGGGAAATGGACTTGGTGATGATACTGTCGATCTTTCCCAGCATACAATCCGAGATCATTCGCTGGAATTCAGGTCGATTGTCCTTGGTGCCAGTTATTGCCTCGTCAGCATAGACCCCACTGTAAATCCAACCCGGTTGTTTCTGGATGTACTCGCTGTAATAACTGACCTGGGCGGCAAGAGAATGGAGCATTTCATCTTTGCCAGACGACACCCGAGCATAGGCAGCGACTCGGGTGAGGGAGGGGAGTGGTGCAAGCGGGAATTTTGTTTTGGTGATAGTTCGATTCACTGTTTTTGCCTCCTTTCTGTTAACACATTCATCACTCCAAAACCCCGTCGTATCAAGGCTTACAGGCGATATATACTGTCAAAAGAAAGACCGTATTTTTGGGCAATGATTGTATCAATTGTTAGTAGTTCTTCCTTGGAAATGATCCCTTTCGAAGCCCAAGAATTGAAAATGGTCATTGAGGCGCGGTAACGAATAATGGCCAGCTCCTTGCTCATACCCGCACCACCTTTGCATGGGCGTAGCACGATTGGGAACAGTATTTCCGGGTGCGATTGCCAAGGGCAGTGAATGCTTTCCCGCATGATTGGCAGGTGATTTGTCGGACCAATTTGTGATTCACGGCATCCGGGTGTGAGTTCCACCAGGTCATGCGGCATTTATCAGAACAGAACCGCTTATGCTTAGCTCTTTTGGTCTGGGTGAGGGGAGAGCCGCATTGACGGCAGAAAGAACCTGAAGGAATTTCAGCTGTTTCTTCAGTTGCGACACTACCGAGGCCATTTCTGCGACAGAATGATTTGATCGTGTTTTCGGAGATCCCGGTCAACGC